ATATCCAATTTCAATCCCATGCTATTATAAAGAGCAGTTGGATCACCCGGAAATACAAATGTTCCACTATGATTGAGACGAATTGTTGGATCGGCAAAAATGTCAATTCCTAATACTCTACTCTTTGCACAAAAATACCAATCTTCAGAAAGCATTTCCCGGTTCTCATCTTGACTAATTACACAATCAAAGAAAGTATAACACCATTTATTATATTTTGGATCAAGACCAATATTATTAGTAAATTTTGTTTGTGGATACGCCGCCATATGCTTTTCAAATACTTCTCGTTTAATAAGCATAAATCCTGTTCCTAATCTACTAACAGGAATCAAACCATCCGTCATTTTTACCTGACCAGCTTCATCGACTGCTTCTGGACTTACATTAACAACAAAATCTGGCGGAATAGATTTCTTTGGATACAATCCTCCAATAATATCTTTATCGGCAAGAACAAGTTTAAAAATATGTTCTGGTTCAAATCCAATATCACTATCAATAAACATTAAATGAGTTGCTACAGCATTATCGAGAAATTTCGCTGTGAGATGGCATCTTGCACGTTGTATAAGTGACTCATTCGACATCGAATCGATTGAAAATGGCATTCCAATTCGTTGGGCGTAAATAGCAAACTTTACCATACCAGTCATAAGTGATTCGTGACACATTCCACCATACATAGGAAGTGAAAATTGTATATGTTGTTTACGAAGAAATTCTACTTGCTCTTGTGTTATATTCATTATAGTTCCTTTATAATTTTTAAGATTTTGTCTTTTATATATTCTTTGTTTTCATTCCAATCTGTTTCCCAAATACAAGCCACTAATATGTTTTTCTCTTCACATCGGCTAATCTTATATTTGTCTCTGTTCCATATTTCTTTAGCTGTAAGTTCTATATTTTTATTATAATCAGTTGCTTCATATATAATTGGATTCATATGCCAATAATCTCCTTGAAATTCAATGGCAAATTTTTTATCTGGTATATAAAAATCTAATTCAAGTGGTTTTATTTGAGTTCTATCATGTAATTTAAAAATTATATTGTTATCATTTAACCATTCAGAAATTTCAATTTCATAGCTATTGCCATAATCAGATTCTATTCCATATTTTAACATATATCTCTGTAATGTTCCAAATCTAATATTCAAGGCAATAGATAGTTTAACTTTTCCAACCAAATCCACACGTTCTTTTAAAATAATAGGATCATTTAAAATTTGTATGGTTTCTTCGGAAAATTTTCTTTGAGCACCATTTGAAACATTATATCGTTCCATACATGTATTAATAGATTTTTCTTTCATAGATGGCAACAGTGTTGTCCACGGAACTTCATATCGTTCCATACAAGTATTAATATATTTTTCTTTCTGTTTCTCTGATTGTGACGAATATGGAAAACCACATCGTTCAATATTAGTGTTTCTTGTTTTCTCCAAAATCTCTTCTAAATGTGCAACACGATAATCTTGTAATGCTCCTCTAACATGAGGTAATTGCAAACCAGAATCCACTCCATATATTTCTTGACAAGTATTTTTATTTTTATTTTTTACTTCTGATGATTGTGGTGCCCAATCACATCCAAATTTATTTTGATTTGTTTCTATTTTCTTTTGTTGTATATCGGGATGTTGACTTGGATTTTCTACCTTCCATTTATTTATAAAAGATTTTTTTCTTTTTTGTTTTGCTATTACCGAGCGTTCCTTCCATGAATCAGATTCTATAAAATTTGTATGACATGGACAAAACGTTTTTACATTGCATCTTTCTGAAAATCCACGTTGAATATTATAAAAATATTTTTGTCGTCCATTTGGACATAACGGAGATTTATATGGATTTAAAGCAATATATATTATTTCAGCCGTGTTTCTACATACTTCTAGTTTATCTGGTGGGACTTGTGCAACAACCCAATCCCAAAGATTAGCTTTTTTAAGTTTATCAGATATTCGTGTAACATTGTTATTAACTATTTCTAAAACTTGTTCTCTAATATCTTCCATTCATTTTCCTAGAAACTTACTTTAATACTATCAATTATCCCATTTGATATATTACTGATATTAACCCGAATCCAAGCATATTGACCCTGTGCTGTAAAAAACTCATTAAGTTCAATTGTTTTACCAGATGAAGGAATGTTTGGAACCGATGAATTATAAACATAATGTAGGACAGTGGAAATATTTCCAGTGGAAGTATTTGTAATAGAAATAGGAATCCATGCCGTAGAACATGGGTCACGATCAAGGGTGGCCTCAAACATAATATCGGCTGTTGTGTTAATCGTATGAATCTGTATGGTATGAAGACCAGAGGCACGATGAACTAAACCATCACCCTTCACCGGTTCACTTATATAACTAGTCTGTTTAGTTGGCTGGTCTTCCACACTTCCACCAAAACTTAACCCACTAACTAATACTTCCCCATAGTCTGTTTTATTTCGCATTATTACTCCATGTTCAAAATGTTCCCTTTCAGGGAACAACTTACTAATATATTACCTAGCTCTTTCAGCAAAAACTTCTACAATAACCGAATCATTATTAATTAATCCTTCAACTGCTTGTTGTAAAGTAATCAATTCATCACCAATTAATATAGATGGAAGTTCTTTTGTATCATTTGTTGTTATTCTACTCATTACAATCGTCACTTTTTCTTCAATAATTTTTGCCATAATTTTTCCTTATATTAAAATATGACTACGCTATAACTTCAACTACTACAGTTGGATCATCAACTAACCCTTCAACTGCTTGTGTTAATGTTTCGAGTTGATCTGAATTTAATACATTTGTCTCAGCACTCTGATCATCTGTTTTTACCAATCTACTAAGAACAACTACATACTTCTCTTCAATTACTTTTGCCATAATTCTCCTTTATATATTTTATTATTCAACATCTTCTTTTAATTCATCAATAGATTCTTGTAAACTTTCTGCCATAATATTATGTAAATCTCTAATATTACTACTGCTGTTTCCAACAAACCAAGCAGGAAAATTTTTTATTATTACAAATACTTGGCTTCTTACTGCTTCGTGAAGTTGTGCATGATTCATTTAATTTCCTTTTTTGTAATTACCCATTCACCTTCCCATTTTATATCAATAGTATCATCCCACATTGCTTCTCGTTGTTCACTCCAACTTGCACACCACTTATTTCCATCCTTGTCTATAGTTGCTGGTAAATCTTTAACTGGGTCTTTTGGATTTAAATGATTTGTGTAGAATCTATTGGCCTCATGAAGACAATCTGCGACACCATTACCGACATAAATATTCGACGTTTTCTTTTTAACCCACTTAAAAAAAGCATCCATATCGACTTTAATTTCTACATCCAAACTAGCTTGCCGAGTTTTTTCGTTAGTCTCAGTGCATTTTTCCAAAGACCAACCTGATAATTGAGAGTAATCTACTGATGCATCTGGATCATCCCACAACAAATCAGTAATGCTCATTGGATGAATGACTATTTTTCCTCCAGTCCTGACATATTTTGCTCCAACTATATCATAATAAGGTTTTTTGCTTTCATCTCTTATAAGAACTTGAAGAGAACCATCATAATAAGCGGGTAAAGATTCAACATATAAAATATCCGCATTATTCACAGATACTTCAACTTCACCTGTGGGGTCTAATGATTGCAATAATTCAATTAATTTTTTACTTTTCATAATTTACCTATTTAATGATTGGACTTGGTATAATAACTTTAACCATCTTTTGCTTAATGATTAGATTATCGTTTTGCCAATCTAGATTGATGACACTATTATTATCGATTTTTCCATTCAACAATTTTACACTCAATGGATAATTGATAATGTCTTCAATAATACCAGCTATCTTTCGAGCGCCATATTCACTGCCATTATTTAGTTTTAAAATATGCGAAATAAGTTCTTCACTTGGAACAATTCGAATATTTTTTGAAGAAATCATCTTACTAATATCATTGATTCTTTCAATTACAATGCGGCGATAGCTTAGATCATCCAAAGCAGAAAATTCAATAATACCGGTCATACGCCCACGCATTTCTGTAAGGAAAAACCCATCGACTGCTTTAGAAGAGGCTGACTTTCCGGTTTTTTCTGGTCCAAATCCAAGATTATTTTTTGCACCATCCTTGCTTCCAAGATTACTAGTCATAATGATAATGCAATTTTTTGCATTTGCTACTTTACCAGTGGTTCCGGTGATTTGACCGTCATCTAATAGTTGTAAAAATGTATTAAAAGTATCCGGGTGTGCCTTCTCAACTTCATCAAAAAGAACAACACTATTCGGATGCTTCAAAAGATCATTTACAAGTTGTCCTTCGCCTGTTCCACCGTCACCAAACCCAATATATCCGGGAGGAGCGCCAATCAAACGAGCAACCGCGTGTTTTTCTTGAAATTCACTCATATCATATTTGAAAAAATTCATATTCATATCTATTGCAAGTTGTTGCGCAAGCATTGTCTTACCAACACCGCTTGGTCCAGTAAACAAAAAACTACCAATTGGTTTTTTTGGATTTTTCAAACCAGCTTGACTAATAATCAGGCATTGTGAAACACGATCAATTGCCTTATCCTGATGAAATATAACATTCTTAATCCTATCTCCAATAGAGAGAATATTTTTTGATGCATCTGCATCATTGGTTTCATTCTTAACAGTAATTCCTGTCATTTCTGTAATTTCTTTAATAATACTGGCTCGATTAATGATCATTTCTTCATTATCAACCACTTTCTTACGCGCACAGGCGCTATCCAAAATATCAATTGCCTTATCTGGTAATCTCTTTTCTGGTTGATATTTAATTGTAAGTTCTACTGCTGCTTCAATTGCAGAATCTTCGATGCTTACGCTATGAAATTCTTCAACGGATGTTTTTGTTCCTTTGAGAATTGCAATAGCTTCTTTTGCAGTTGGTTCATCAACTTGAACAATACGGAAGCGACGTTCAAGTGCCTTATCCTTTGCAATGTTTTTGCGATATTCTTCCCATGTAATTGCAGCAATAACCTTTATTGCTCCACGGCTCAATACTGGTTTAAGCATAGAAGATAGACTCATTCCCATTTGTCCACTACCTTCACCAGATGTCATTTGATGTGCTTCATCAATAAACAAAATGGCATTTGGTTTTTCAACCAATTCAGCAAGAATATCGCGAATTTTTTCTTCAAAATCACCACGATATTTACATCCAGCCATCAAGGTGCCGACATCTAGACCAAAAATTTCTTTATTTAGTAAAGTCTTTGGAACCAAGCCATTATTGATACGTTGTGCAAGACCTTCAATAACAGCAGTCTTTCCAACACCGGGTTCACCAATCAGCAATACATTACACTTTTTACGCTTGTTCAATGTATGTGCAATTGTAAAAATTTCTTTATCCCTACCAATTAGGGGATCAGTTGTAGTTTTTGCTTTTTCAGTTAGATTAACGCAATATTGTGCCAAAGCATTTTCGTTTGTTTTTCCAAACGGGTTTCCTCCCATAGAAGTTGCATTACCCATTGCTATTCCTTTCTGTAATGTAAGAATATTTTCGCGAAGTTCCATCAACATATCTTGTGTAATTCCATATTTTTTCAAAAAATAACTGGCATAAGATTCATCAAGAAGCCACAATCCCATCAAAACATCAACTACATCCATATCTCTATTTTCTTTTTTTGTATAATTATTAATAGACTCAAACAAACCTGTTAATTCGGCTGTCAATTGACCTGTCATGATATTTTTATCGGCATTTGGAATCTGATTCTTTAAAAATTTTGATTTTCCTTTAATATTATCCAATATTTCCGTATTCATTTTGGTAGTTTCAATACCTTTAGATGTAAAATATCGCTGTATAGCGGAACTCTGTGCAATGACAAAAAGCACATGTTCAGTTGTAATAATTGTTTGTTCTAAACTAATTGCAACACTAAAGCTCATGTCAATAATGTTCTTAATAAGTAGCGAACTCGGATTAATTTGTTCCATTTTTGTCCTCAATTAAATTGTATCAGAGCGAACCATGGTTGTCAAATAATGGAACCAAAAAATTGAATATATAATGGATTCCTTTTCTTTTCAATACGATCCAGCGACCCTGCCCCCTGCACTTTGAACATTTTACCATTTTTTGTTTTCTTTGGAATTTTTACTAAAATTTTTTTTCTATCTGGTCCTGTGATTATATATTCTCCTCCAAAATACATTTTCCAAAATGGAACCCATTCTTTCAAAATAAGCTGATCACCAATAATTGAAAAATTATATGGTATATCAATATATATTTTTATATATACATTAACATTTTGAATAGTCTTAATTGTTAAATTGCGATATAAAAGAGTTTGTTTATTTTTTACACCGGGAGGAATAGTTAACATTATATAACATCCAGAATCATCTATTGTGAAATATCTTTCTGCTCCGTGTATTGCTTCTTTCAATGTAATAGAAATTGATGTGTGATATTGGTTTTATGTATAAATAAATTTTTGTGCTATTTCATATTGTTTTTGTAATTCTTGAAATTTTTCAGTGGATTCTATATCTGTTGGATTATTATCAGGATGAATAATTTTTGCTAACCGAATGAAATTAATGTGTAGTTGTTCGGGTGTTATTTTTTCATTCATTATTTATAATCCTCCATTTCAAGTTTTAAATTGTTTTTCTAATTCTGATTCCTCTTTAACTATATATTTTATACCACACACAATACCATTATAATATTTTTTGGTTCCATCTAATAATTTAGCTCTTAATGCATCATTCATTACAAGTTGTTTTGTTTCTCCCCAAGCTAAGGTAGATTTACATTCATGCAAACTAATAATATCAAATTTAAAATTTTCTTTACCAAATTTGTCAATATCTTCATTAAGTGCTTTTGAACTACCAGTATATTTCTTCCAATCCGACTCTTTAATTATCTTTTTTCTATTCTTTTTATTTTTTACTATCTTACGAATAGAACTCCAGAAAAATTTTTTTCCGATATAAGATTTACCTGTAGGTATATATGTAATTTTGTATACAAAACCAACAAATTGTTTTGGATCAAATTCTTTAAAAAATTGCCAATGTCCAATGTCTTCCATGGAAGTATTTATCATTTTTATATAAACGGAATTTTCTTAAAAACAAATATTACAAAACCTCTGGTTTCTATCAATAAAAAGAAAAGCGAAGCGAAATGAGAATATAGTTGTCAAACGAGCAGCGAAGCAGCGCAGTGCAGACAACTATATAATCTCTTTACATAAAATACTTGCGAAGCAAGTATTGTGCGAAGCACAGGGCGAATGCCCGCCAAAAACAAAAATCGCTTGGTTCACACACCTCTATTCATCTTTTGTTTTTAATAAATTTAAATTTTTAAATTATTTTTATTTAAAATATAAGAGGACTTTTATTATATTTGATGGGTGTAATCGAATTGCTTCGCATTTCGCTTCCACCCCCGCCGCCTAAAGGCGTCGAACTTTTAGTTTTCTTAAAAGCGCGTTGGTTTTTATATTTAAAAAATAGTTTATTTTTAAAGACAGAAACGCCCCAAGGCGTCAATGTGTAAAATAAGATGATTAACGTTAATCATCTTCAAAGTTCCAAACCTATTATTCCCTCGTTATCCAAATCCTCTTTTTGGGCCTTTGGCGATTCAATAATGTTGTGGCGGTCGTGTTTTACCACAATATCTGAGTGCTCAGAATGTTTGACGTTTTTGTTTCCACAAACGCAACTATCAAAATAGACTTTGGATATAATGATAGTTATGTGGGGATTACATTGTTTTACCCCTCGTTTCTAGCCTTTAACTCAGCCCATGATAGGCAACTTTGTTAGGTTGGCTTTACCTAATTGTTCTCAATCAACGAGATTGTGCAAATTTGACGAAATTTGTAAATATACAATCATTATTGTGCTTTAAAACCAGATTGATGATATTTATCGATTAAATAATTACTCAAGCCGAAATCTTGATTATAACCATAATTTTTTAAAAATGTTTTGTTTGAAAATATAAGTTCGGTTTCTATTTTATTCAGTAAAAATTTAGATTTAACATTATCGTGAATTACTTCAAAAGAAAAATTATCTATACCCTCGCTTACCATTGATTTGTATAAAGGGTGTTTAGCATAGTAAAGATGTTGTTTCCATCTTGAATAATCTGTATATATCGTTTTTCCAATATATACTTTGTTATTTTTTAAATTTAAAATACAGTATATCATACCATTTATAGATTTATCATTTGAACAAGTTTGAACACCTTTTGATATATTATAACCAAAATTAGGATCAAAAGTTTTATTATTACAAATATAATTTTTTTCTGATTCGTTAAGAGCTAAAGAAGATTTAATATTATTTTCCATCATCTCAAAACGAAAATTATCTATACCTTCTAATATCATTGCTTTATATAAAGGATGATTAACTACAGAAAGATGTTGATTCCATCTATTAGTTGGATTTTTGCCGATTGTTTGTCCAAAATACTTTTTTCCATTAGTTTTATTTGAAATTTTATAAATCTTACCACAAAACATAATTATATACCTAATTGTTTTTAATTATTTGAATACAACCATTTATGTAGTTTTATTGTTACATAGAGTTAATAACATGTCAAGGAAAATAAAATAAAAAGATGGTTTATTAATAAACCATCTTTTTATAATATTAGAATCCAAATTGTTGCAGAGTTGTATTTTCAGGAATTAGATTTTGTGTTTTTGCTTTGTTTAATTCACCAATCAAAGTTACTTTATTTACGACTGGTTTCATCTGTTCAATGGATTGTGCGGCAGCGGGTGTGACAGCGACATTAATTGTTGTGAGATATGTGCTGAGAATAACGGTTGCTGTTGCAATTGTTGCTAAAACACCTTTTGCAATCATTAAACTATTTGCATTTTTAATTTGTAATGTTGCAAGAAGTGCCGAAGAATCTGTTGTTGCAAGATCGCTTACAAGACTTGAAATTTGTGCTAACAAAATAGGCGAAGGATTTGCCAAATATTGATTTGATACGGCAGTTAATAGTGTTCCATCTGTTTGAATAGTTGTGACATATTTTTGAATAATAACAGCATCATCAGGATCAAAAGATGCTACGTTTGCTGCTAAAGAAGTTGCATCATTAACAATAACCGGTGCCCATGTTGCAATATTTTGAACAACTGTATTGATTTTTGCTTGAGATACAGTGCAGCCAGTTGGTAAAGTCATTAATAGACCACTAAGAATAGCGACTATTGGTATTTGAAAAAATTTCATATATTTAACCTCGTTTTATTTATCTTTTAAAATCCCATTGTATTAAAATCCTATTGCATACCAATTAATATTAGTATGTGAACTTCCTGAACCACCGCCATTAAATCCCGTAGTAGTTATGGAGCCACTAGTGACATTTGGTATAATACTGGCACCACTAGTATATACTTCTGATACTTGAATATTTATACTGGCTGCATTTGTAAATGGAATTGGAAAAGTAAAATTAGTGCCACCTACTCCTCCACTTAAAACACTATTATTCCATTGCATAATTAAACCAAACGGTAACATTACCCAATGTCCATTCACGTTTGATCCAGATTCTTCAAATATACTAACATTAGACCATGTAGTAGTTCCATCACCATTTGATAAAATAACAGAATTTTCAATTCCATTTGTTGTTGGCATACTAAATTGACCAGCAGTTCCATAATTTAATGTGGTGCTACCTTTTATATTAGCTGTGTTTTCAACAACTAATAAGTTAACATCAGTTGCTCCAGAATTTAATACACCAAGAGTTGAAATTCCTGTTACTCTTAATGTGCTGGAAACATTTACGGTATTCAAAGTAGAATTACCGACAACATTTAATGTTGAAATGTTAATTGTTGTTCCGCTAAGTGTAATATATGATGCTGCTCCAACACCAGAGCCATCATTATATAAAAATTGACCAGATGATCCGGGAATACTAAATGGTGGAAGATTTTCATAATTTGCTGCATATATTGTTCCATTAATAAAAGTATTCGAACCATTTACAGTAAGATTGGCATTTATTACAGCTTCATCATTAACTAAAAGATGATCAACTGATGCTGTAATATTACCACCAAAAACAGTAATAGCATTTGAACCAGCAAGACTTGTTCCATTATTATAAATAATTTGTCCAGATATACCGGGAGAAGATGTGGCCGGAAGATTTCCATAACTATTAGCTATAATTCTATTAAAATAAACAGTTCCTTCTATATTACCATCTATCATTGAATTAAAGGCTTTAATATTTGCAAATGTTGTGCTATTAGTTGCAATCATAACATTTCCACCGGCAACTTCAACAATAGCATTATCAAAAGTATCAGGATACATAGTAATTTGGTCTGCATTTCCCAACGTTATTTCTGAAGCATTATATATTCCGCTTTCAATAATAGATGGAGCCGATTCTGGATTTGTAACAAAATTTAAACCCGGTCTAATATTTCCAAAACCAACAATATCTGGATTTGTTAGCGTAACGGAAGAAACAATACCAAGTAATTCATTATTAGCATATAAATCTAAATAATAAATATTTCCATTATTAGTCTGTAAACTTTGAACTATAAATCCTTCTTTTACACCACCTTGATTGATTGGACCAATAACAATCCATGCTGTTCCATTCCATAAATTTAATTGTTGATTAATATTATCATACCATTCATCACCTTCTTGTGGATTAAGTGGTGCAGTTGCACTATTAGTGATGACACTTATTGCTTTAAATTGGGTTCCACTCCAAAAATTAAGGACATTAGAAACAGTATCAAACCAAATTTGCCCTATTAATGGATTTGTTGGTGGGGTGCTATCGGCAAAATTTTCTGTCATATGAACAATATTATTATCGAGTATTGTTCCATATCCTACATAATTTTTGCCAGTTAAATTTAACCCACCATATGAAGAAACTAATTGGGTATCTGGAACTGCGGTTAAAATATTTCCATTGGATAAAGTTATGGTATACATTTTTTAATTTCCTTTAAATTGACAATGATGATAATGTGCTAATTCTTAAAGTATATCCAATATCTATAAGTCGATTAAGACTCTTAATAATAGGAGAATATATCACATGTGTAAGAAGTTGACCATTATAACTAAATAAACCGAGTTCATCAAAAGCATATTGGGTATTAATATCATTAGAGTTATCATAACTTAATTGATCAGCGGGTTCACCATAATCTAATCTACAAACAATAACAACATCTGTGTATGCTTTTCCGGGAGTATGACTATATGTAATTTTGTTATTAATAGGATCAATGTCTGCTGAAAATTGATTGTTAACTACTTTACTATATGTTTGATTATATAGTTGGGCAGTGGCACCAACTGTGTTTGGGGGATTGTATGTTACAATTCCACTAGCATTAACCGTAGTTCCTCCATTACCAAAATTCATAGTATAGATGAAACCGGGATTTGATGGATCAAGAGGTCCACCTCCTAAACTTTGTGCTAAGGCTACAGAAAAATTTTCAAAATGGATTCCATTTTCGCCATCAAACAAAACTTCTTTTGTTATAGCATCGGTTATTTTTACGTATCCTTTAATATCAAATCTAACATTTGAGTCTTGTTGATTCATTATTTCATCCTCTGACAAACAACTGTTTTTATATTCGTTATTGCAATATTATTAACCGATGTTTTTTCACTAACTACTATTTTTAGATGTTCATTTATTTTAACACTTGTTAAGTCTTTCATAATATTATTTATCTTCTAAAATGGTGTTACTGGTGGTAAACCACCTAAGTTTACTAACACTGATGAAATTGTTGAATTGGTGTTTTGTAAACTAGTATTAGCTAATGGATATGTATACCAACTAGCAGTTCGTGGATCAACAAATGCTAAATTTTGAATATCATTTGTATATGAAGAACTTATTATTCTTGAACCAATATTATGAATTTCTGGGACACCTGTTCCAGATGTTCCTCTAGTTAATCCAGATAAAGTATTTCCAATTCTATCAATATATAGATATGTAATACATTCTTGGTTTATAAAAATTTGTCCACGAACATTTAATAATGCATTATTTGATATGTTAGCGGTGCTACCAATAATTGGAGTAATAAAAGGTGTGGTGTTGGCAACATTAATTGTTGAACTATTGGCATATAGATTACTAGTAATAATAGAAACCGAATTTGAATTAACATCATAATATGTAGTTGGTCCAGTAGCAAATATTTGAACATTGCTTCCCGGAGCAGCAACAATACTTAAAACACCAGTATCAATTGCCCATGATGTCGAAGGGATTGCAACACCATTCACTAATATGCTTGCAGCAGCGGCGTCTAAAAAAGACCATGGTAAATTAATTTTTGAGTTACTCGTTGGCATAGTAAATGTATAATATCCAGTTGGACCAACCATAATAGTTGGTTTAAATAAAGAAAAACTAAGAATATTTGCATTGGCATTAGATGTATTACTTTGATATACTTGAATGTATAAAGTATCAAATATTTGTCCGGGTATATATTCTTCTGGAAAATTATTAGTAATACTATCAACAAAATTATCATCTTCAACAATGATATCGGCTATGCCACAACCTAAATTTGCGTCATTGAAAGAACTATATATGGTATTGGTAATTTCTGTTTCTGGAATATGTATCGCTGTCCCATTGATAATTTTAAAATCACCAAACTGACCATAAAATGGGTCTTTTCCATCTTTATTGGCCCCAATAGTAAGTAATGCAGGACTGTCATAGCGTTGTATATTTGAATTGCTTATTGTATTAGTAAGAACTTGT